TCTGAGGTTTCATCCGACATATCAACTGTTAAATACATGCGATGTATTAAATCGCCATTACGGGAGATTTGGCATGTAACGCGATTTCCGTAACCTGGATTTCCATTAAAGGTTTGTTGGATAGCTTCAATAGCGAAGTTAGTATGACGACGATATACAACTTTGAAAAAGGTAATTTGAGGATTACCAGTTAAATAAACATCCTGAGCACCATAAGCTACTAGTTGAAGAAGACCACCACCCATTTACGCTATATTCTTTATACTATTAGAGGAGAAAAAAAAAAGTGTAATATTACACAAAAGACATTACATTATTATTGTTATAATATATTGAAAAATAATACACATATTTTAATAATTTAGTTGGAATAAGCAAGACCACCCATACCAGATAATATGCGGAGAACGTTATAGTTTACAGCATATATATTGATACCACTGTAATCAGCAGCACTAGCTGTACCGGTTCTGGCGGTGTGCACTTGTGTTGTAGAAACGGTATTAACCATAAGGGTCGCGGTATCAATACGAGACATATTGAGGGTGCCACTTGGTTGATGATCTTCGGGTTTAAGAGCAAATGAATAAACATTGATACCTGGATTGGCAGATACATTGGTATGATGTTGATAAGGTTGTACTAAATTGAAATAAGAACCTTTGCGAACTGCGAAACGGTCATTGCCATTTAATTGTAAAATTGCATCTTCGAATGGATTTTTAGCAAGAGCGGGTGTTCCAACACTGTCAAGATCATCGGTTGGGTCCATGTCAGTATAATCATACCATCTTACATTACGAGAAGTAGGGGTTCTTAATTTAGCAACCCATACTAATTCTTTACATGGGTGATTAAAGTTGAGTTTGACACGGGTGCTTCCAGCTCCTAGTGTTTCAGTGCCGGTGAATTGTAATTGTTCAATTAAATATTCGTGAGATAATTGAGCAAAACGTCTGCGCTCATCAGTATCGAGGAAGATGTAATCAACCCATAATGATATATCTTTAAGATCGGGAACATTTGCCACGGTCGCTGGTCCTTGTGTGCCTGCGGCAGTTTGAATAGTGCAATTATGTTTAGTATCAAATTCAATCTTTACTTTAACTTCGTGATATTGAAGGGCAATTAATGGAAGCGCTAAACCTACATTGCGACAGAACCAGAATTCTAAGGGAACATATAAAGTAGTTGAAGCAATAGATGTTTCTGTCGCATTAGCCCCAACCATTTTATCATAAGCGTGGCGTTTTCCAACAGGTAAAGATAATTCGTTCCAAATGTACATCCAATCCGAATAGTGTTTATCTATTTGTTGACCACCAATTTCAATTACAACAGATTTTAATAAGCGAAGACCTAAATAGTTAACATACTTTTCAGCAGTACCAGTTATCGCCGGTACTTCTACTTGGAGGTACATGCGGTTGATTAAATCACCGTTACGGGATATTTGACAATTTACTGTGTTCCCATATCCAGGGTTTCCATTGAAGGTTTGTTGGATAGCTTCAATAGCGAAGTTAGTATGACGACGATATACAACTTTGAAAAAGGTAATTTGAGGATTACCGGTTAAATAAACATCCTGAGCACCATAAGCTACTAGTTGAAGAAGACCACCACCCATTTACGCTATATTCTTTATACTATAAGTGGAGAAAAAAAAAGTTAATATTATACACAAAGTATTATTATAATAATATGAAGAAAAATAATATCGTAATATTTAATTGGAATAAGCAAGGCCGCCCATGCCAGATAATATACGAAGAACGTTATAGTTGACCGCATATACGTGTAAAGCTTTATCGCGACTAGCAGTATAAACAGCGTTTAGATTTAGATTTAATACAGCGGTGTCAATGCGGGACATATTTAGTGTGCCACTTGGTTGATGTTCTTCTGGTTTAAGAGCAAATGAATAAACATTGATTCCAGCATTAGTTGGTACATTTTCGTGATGTTGATATGGTTGAATTGTATTGAAATAGGAACCATTGCGCTCAGAGAAACGGTCATTACCATTTAATACTAATTTAGCAGAAGCAATTGGATTTACAGATGTAATAGCGCTTCTCGCTTCAACCTTAGCATTTACAGTAGCGACGGTAGTTCCAGTTTGGTCATTGGTGAAATTATACCAGTTAACATTATCAACTCCATCGGTAGCGCTACCAGTAGCTGTAACAAACCAGAATAATTCTTTGCAAGGATGATTGAAGGATAATTTAGGTTTGGCTTGGGAACCAGATAGGGATTCAGTGCCAGTGAATTGTAATTGTTCAATTAAATATTCATGCGATAATTGAGCAAAACGTCTACGTTCATCAGTGTCAAGGAAGATATAATCAACCCATAGAGATGAAGCACCTAATGGGCTCGCGAGAGCAGTTGTAGAACCTTGGCATTTTTCAGCGGTTTGAAATAAGATGTTTACTTTAACTTCGTGATATTGAAGAGCAATTAATGGAAGCGCTAAACCTACATTGCGGCAGAACCAGAATTCAAGTGGTATATATAATTGATCATTGGAAGTAGCACTTAATACATCGCCATAGCCACCAACCATTTTTTTGTAACCTTCGCGTTTCGAATAAGGTAAAGATAATTCATTCCATATGTACATCCAGTGAGAGTATTGTTTGTCAATCTTTTGGCCACCGATTTCAAGCTCCACGTAATCAATGAGACGTAAGCCAAAATAAGGACACACTTCTGAGGTTTCATCCGACAT